CAACAACCTTGACCCCTGGAACTGGCGCTACAAACCTTGGTAAAGCAGAGGATGCAGTACACACATCAGGTGATGTAGGAGTTTTTGCACTAGGAGTTCGAGCCGATACGCTTGCTGACGTGTCAGGGGCAACAGGTGACTATATCCAACAATCTCACGACTTAAAAGGTCGTTTGATGGTAGGTTCTGCACCAAGAACACTCAAAGCAGACCAAACAACCACAATAACAGCTTCAACAACGGAAACCACCATAGTAACTGCTATTGCATCTACTTTTATTGATGTTTATGGAGTTATTTTAGCAAACACTGGGTCTACAGCCACATCAGTTACCATTCGTGATGTTACGGCAGGGACTTCTAGGGGTCAAGTATATGTCCCAGCGGGTGACACGAGAGGCTTTATGTTACCTATTGACGCAGCTTGGAAACAAGCGACAGTAAATACCGCATGGACTGCACAATGCTCGGCATCAACATCATCATTAGTTGTAACAATATTATATGTCAAAAATGTATAGTCGTACCATTTTTAGCCCTTCCTTTTCTAACCATATCTTGGGAATTTTCTTTTGGGGTTCCCAAAAACCAATGTTTAGGATTTTGACAAGGCGGATTGTCACACAAATGACACACATATTTTCCATAAGGTATTTTCCCAAACATAAGTTCGTAACCAAACCTATGCGCACCTATGGATTTATGCTTAACACTAAATTTCCCATAACCATTTTCCGTTTTATTTTTACACCATTCCCAACACTGACCATCTTCTCTCCTATTAAAAGAATTAAAATATCTCTCTTCAATTGTTTCAGGCATCCAAAGAGCGTCACCATGTCTTTTAAGTCTTTCATAATGGAGAGAACAAAGATTTTTTCGTATTCTGCCTCCATAATTACAATTATCAACTATACATTGAGTTCTAATAAATTCTTCACCAAGCCTTTTTGCTCTTTTAACAATAAAAGGACTTCCATATCTTCTAACTCTAGTGTAGTGTTTTACGCACATGCTTTTTCTCTTACCAGTCTTAAAACATTTCTCAATAATACACTTATTCATAATTATAATTATATCAAAAACATCTTTAATTGCAACATACAAATTACGGCATTAACAGTATCGAACGTTTAATATGGCAAATATTAAGAATCAAGAGAATACCTCTGGAGCCATAAATATAGGTTACGGAGATACTGGTTCTGGTCGTGATTACATGTCGCAAGGCTTTAAGTCTACCTCGGCAGTAACTAATATAACCCATGTATCATTTTATTTAGTTGGTAAGTCGGGAACATCAACTCAGGGCTATAAGGTATGGATTGACGAAGCTAATGCGAGTTCAAATCCGAGCGGTACAGTAGGGGTCGGTATAGGTGGAGAAACAGAAATATTAAACTCAGCTCTTGTAACTGGGGCGACAACTAAATACGCTCTTACTTCATCTGTAACTTTAACTGCTGGCACTCAATATTGTTTTGTCATTGCTCCTTGGAATACAACCACACACGTTTTTTCGGCTGATTATCAGGATTTCAGATGTTCGGTATCTAATCCTTATGCTAACGGCAGACGAACTCATGGAAATACCGCATATAATACATGGAATGCGCCAGACTCAGGAAATGCTGACCTTTTATTTGAGACATGGGGAGATGAACCAGGAGCTGCTACCACCTCAATCTCAACCATGCTTATGATGGGGGTCTGATAAAAAGGTATAATAACCATTAAGTCTAAAAGGGAGGGGAATAAATGATAACACTAGATGAGTTTAGTAACCCAGAAGAAGGAAAAGTTGAACCAAAACAGGAAGTAAACTAACTTGTAAACATAACCCCGTCATATTTATAGTACAAATATGGCGACATTAAATGACATATTGCTCGACTCTAGTTCCTATCTGGATATCGACGCTTCCCTGCCTACAGGTACAGAACTTGCTACACGGGTTCGTTTCTCTAAGCTAGCAGTCAACGAGTGGGCGCAAGCGTATCGTTGGAGGCAGTTAAAAGTAGACTATTCACCTTCTCTTGCAAGTTTTGCTTCTATTGGTATTCCAGGGTTTCGATTCCTAGACGGTCCTCCAATGGAGTTCTTAAGTTCAGGTTTATATCAAGAATATCCTGAAATTGCTCCCGCAGATAGATTTGCCAAAGCATCAGATGATCAATACTCATGGATGACCGGAAACGATCAAACAGGATGGGCGCTTCATATAAAAGGAATAAATGTTAATGCTACCCTTTCAAACATTCCTTACTATCGTTCAGCTTCTAATATGGCTACCTTTACAGACGTATGCGAAGTTCCAGATGCGCAGTTTGTTACCGACAGGATAATTTCTTACGTCTTACAGTCTCGTAATGATGAACGGTTCCCGATAGTTTTAGCTAATGGAAATAGATTGCTTAGAAATATGATTTCGGTGGAAATGGTGAGACTCCCTGGAGGTATAAACTCAACTAAAAAACAAGGTTCAAGTGCGTATTCAATCGGAAGTTAAATATGTATGCCGCAAATAGACACCAACATCCAAAAATATCAAGCGAGAAAAGACTTAACCGCAGAGTGGGATAATTTTCGTAAAGGTCTTAATCTTCTTCTTCGTCCTACCGAACTTTCCCGTGATGAATACGCTCAAGGGGACAATATCATGCTTGTGGGATCGGGCGTTCCTACAGGTCGTTGGGGGACGGTTGATTACTTCACCGTAAATGCTACAGGTTCGATACGGGGATTTGCAACCTATAACAATTTAACCTCTTTAACAAACGAACTGATCGCTTTATCAGATCAGGGATACTTAGCGAAAAAGAACGGTACCGGATCAACGATAATTACCGGACAGTCCTATCCTTCAGGATCAAATATTCGAAGCGAGCAATTGGGTGGATATACCTATTTAGTAAGTAAAAACGTTCCACTGACTCGATATAACGGTGTTCAGTTAGATACGTTTGCTACGCTTTCAGCTCCTACAGGTCTTTATGTAACCAACATATCAGGTGCTTCGGGTCCGGCACAGTATTCATGGAAAGTCGTTACGTTAGCATTGAACGGAGGACAAACAACACCTTCAACTAATATAGTTTTAGGTAATTTACCACAAGACCTTTCCAAAACACAAATAAATTTATCATGGTCAGCGCCCAGTGCGGCTTCTTCTTTGATTAACGGATACGAAATCTATCGTGGTATTCCAGGTGATGAGACATTTTTAGCTGCCGTCAACACCTCAATAACTCGCTATACAGACCTTGGTGGACCCGCTTCTGATGTTGTTCTTCCGCCTATAACCAATACTACAGGTGGAGTAAAGAGTGAGTATGTGGTGAAGTTTAATGATCGACTCTTGATGGTAGACCATGACGATCAAACCAAATTACTTATCTCAGGTCGTTTCCCAAATCAAAGCAAATTCTCATGGGCGGATGGCGGAGGATCTGTCTATATCGATCCCGACTCAGGATATGGAATAACAGGAATAGAAATTCAGCCCGGATCGGATAAAATAATAGTCTTCAAAGACTTTTCATCCTATGCGGTTCAATTGAATACCGTAGCTATAGGAAATTATATTTTACTTGATCCTACCTATATACCAGTTTCAACGTCTGTAGGAGCGTCTAATTTCGATACTATTCAACGAGTAGAGAACGATATTTTCTACTTTGGACGCAAAGGAATGTACGTCTTAGGATATGAGCCAAACTTCTTATCCGTTATCCGTACTAATGAAATAAGCGCACGTGTAAGGCCGTATCTTAAATTATTGAATGATAACGACTTTAAGACTGCGTGTTCTATGTATGCGGATAATAAATATATATTAAGTTTTCCTTATAGAAAAGAAATACTTGTTTATGATAGAGAGAGAGGGTGCTTTGCGGGACTTTGGAAATTACCCTTTGGAATAAACAAGATGAAGAAATACTACGACTCTACAGGTACAGAGCGATGGGTAGTAGGGACGATAGAGAGTAATCAAGTCTATCTTTTTGATGCGGCAGTAAATTCTGATGATGGAACGACTATAACCAAAACACTACGAACAAACAAAGAAGCCTTTGATACGTGGTCTTTACTTAAAATACTTAAATTATTCTATATTCTATTTCGTAATATAACGGGAGATGTAAACGTAAACATATTTGTAGAAGATCGTAATGGAACGACCACAACAACCAAGACCTTTACTATCTCAGGAGCCGCAGTCGCAGGAAGTCAGGGATGGGGAATTGATATGTGGGGAACACAGAACTGGGGAACATCTAGTGGTGAAGTTATAAGTACAACGGATGAGCTAACGAGATGGGGTCAACTTTATAAACAGGTGCGTTTAATTCAAGTAGAAGTTTCTTGTACCACCGCAAATTCTAACTTTGAATTGTTAAAAATAAGAATGACCGCAGGAAAACAGCAGGAGGGAGCTTTACCATCTAGTCAACGGATAACTTGATAACATAAACACTTTGAATATATAGTAAAAAAATATGCCACTCTATTACACGCCAACACAAAACGGAATACAAAAAACATTAGATAGTGCGCTTCTAACAGCAGCAACCGCTTCTGTAGCATTAAATAACGTTACTGGTATTCAGAATAAAGCCGGAATGTTTGTTGTAGACCGTATAGATGCAAACGGAGTATCAACACCTTCTAAGAGAGAATATGTATCTTTTGCAGGAACAAGTGGAACAACACTCGTAACTCTTGTTCGTGGACTAGGAGGTTCTTCAGACCAAGATCACACCGTAGGAGCCATTGTAGAGTTCATTCCTGACGTTATATGGGCGCAAGCAATAAACGATGCAATCACCGCAGAACATTCAACGTCAGGAGCGCATGATGCTACAAAAGTTTTGATGATAGCAGGAGCGCAAACAGCAACAGGAGCTAAAACATTTACTACAGGACTTCTCAAAGCAGTTGATGTAACTAGCGGAGCTGGAGTGTCTACCTTTCCAACGTCTACCGATACACTAGTAGGAAAAGCAACCACAGATACGTTAACCAACAAACGTATCACTAAACGAGTATTATCTGCAGCTTCCTATACAACCGATACAGGGACTTCTTTAAATTGCGATACTTTAGATGAATTTATAGTAACAGCACAAACAGGAGCATTAAAATTAAATAATCCTTCGGGAACCGCAGTTGACGGACAAATGTTAATGGTTGCAGTGACTGGTACTGCAGCAAGAGTTTTAACTTATGATACTCAATTTGAAGCCTCAACCGTTGCCCTTCCTACTACTACGGTAACAACAGCTCGCCTCAATATGTTATTTACTTGGGCTAATGCAACTTCTAAATGGATAATAGTAGCAGCAGTATAATATGGCTTCTTTAGCAGTAAATTCAAATTCAGGTGGCGATGGTAACATATATAATGA